GCGATCTCGGCCTCATATGCCTCCGAATGTCGGCGAATCTCCGGGAACGCCCCGTCGAATCGGTAGACCAGCACATCGCTGTCGTCCTTGACCGTCTCGTCCACATTTTCCTCGACCTTGTACTCCTCCGGGTCCGCATCGACCATATCTGCATCGCTGTCGGTCACCACATCCCGCGACGTGATCCGCTTCTCCGCTAATCGCAGCTTCTCGAACAACTGCCCCTGGTACAGCGCTGTGATCACGCCTTCCAGGATCGCCTCGTTGAACTCCGGCCCGAACTGAATCTCGTCGAACGTCTCCGGATGATACCGCGCGTAATCCACGTTGACCGTATATACCACATCCGGCACGGGCCACAGATACAGCTTCCCATGCCGCCGCGCGTACATCGTCGGCTCACCCTGCTCGGCCGTCGGGTCGGCAATATACTTCAGATAGTCCCGGTACGTCTTGGCCTCCAGAGGCCCGCTGCCGTCAATATAGCACTCGTACACCCGCTTCAGCCCCGCAGGCTCATCGTATTGGCTTTGCCCTGCCGCCGTCACCACGGTACTTACCACCGTCAGGAAATCCGCCCGGCTCGATACGTCATACAGCACGCTCTTGAGTTCCGTATGAATACTCGTTATCCCGCTTCCCGTCCCGATCCGGGCCATCACCACGCTCAAAACCTCTGCACCTGTCATCTTATATACCTCGTATTATCCCATTCCTTTTTGTTCTTAGCCCAAGCCTTCTATCGGTTTGAGCGCGGGATTTCGGGTTAGTACAAGGCGCTGTTTGGCAGCCGCCCGGAGGCGTACTGTAGTACGTCGAGGACGTGCGGCCAAACATGGCAACGCAGTAATCACCCGAAATAACCGCTCAAAATCAGCTCCAGCCGAAGGGGGCGCTGCCGAATTCGCCTTCGCCCCAGCCTATAGCCGACACCGCATAAACCACCTCGCCCGTGTACCGGTTGAGCGAAAGTCCCCTGTCTATCCGCAGAGGATCATCGCACACGAACACCTTGCCGCCCTCGACTGGCTCTTCCCCCGCCGCCGCCACCTCAAACGGCGGGGCCAACAGGTCAATCTCCGCAATCTCTGCAATCAGCGGATACATCACTGCGCCCTCGCCACCGTCTTGACGCCGTTGACCTCCGTTACCGCCTGCTTTGTCGCCACAGTCCCATCTGATTTGCGCACCTTTATTCCGTCGTAATTGTCCGAGGACGTCTCGTTCAAGAACCGCATAATCAGCCACATCAGCTTCTGCGCGACAGTCCACCCATCCGGATTGCCGGACGGTTCTGTTATCGCAATCGCATCCCAGCCGTCCACAGCTAATCTGGCGGTTTTTTCAGGCTGATATTCAAAACCATCATAAACAGCCGTCCCCTTCTTGATTATCACCGCATCGCCTGACTCGATATCACCGATAGAGCCGGTGTTTGCGTAAAGTCCCTCATGACCCGTATCAGACAAAACAACGTCGGCATATCGCAGGGTGCAACCCGCCGTATATACATAAGCCTTGAAATCTGTTTGGCCCGTATCCGGATACACTATCCTTATCTCATTGGCCATCGTCCGGTTCCTTCTATGAAATCACGTCGTCTTTGATCTTCGCCGCTCGCAGTGCAGCGATCTTCACCTTTTCCTTCTGGTATCTGACCAGGTCTCTGTTGAGGATTTTCGCAATCCTCTCCCTTGCTCTTTCGGCGGGCGTAAACATCTCAATCCTGTTTCCATTCTCATCCAGCTTGAAGCTGCCATCCTCGCCCCTGGCATACCTGACCCTTACCCTCGATGCAAAACATTGAATCGCCAGGTCCACATCTTCGGTTTTCACAAAGTATGGAAAAAGCGAATAGCCATCCGGCACTTCCACCTGTTCGATTGTCATATCAGCCTCATTTCTTTTGAGCGGTCTTTTCCCTTTTTGCAGGTTTCTTCCCGTTGGTTATCGACTCCCTGCTTACCTCTTCGATGAACTTGTTGAATTCCTCAATCGCGCCCTTGCGGGCGATCATCCTGTTGGTTATCTCCTGCACCTGCTGTTGAAGCTCGCCATGTTTCCTGTGAAGGGCCACATATTCCCCTTCCAGATTGCACACCTTTTGCTTTGCCATTTGCACAAACAGTTCGTGTGCACTGCATAATCCCTCTTTCTGCCTGTTTTCCTTCTTGTCCTTCACCTGTTACCCTTTCTTTGAAGTGTTTCCCTTACACACTCATAAGCCATGGGGAAACCAATGATCTTTATCCGCTTGCCTTTTTGAATCAAATTCCTCATCGAGGTACACATTGCACAATGCCCCGTCCACTTCCTCCTTATGCCGAGCAACTCCTCGCGCAGCACATCCGGCTCACTGCACGCAAACAGAGCATGGGCAAGTTTGGCCCTATGCTGAATGATCTGCGTTCGTATCGCAGTCATAAACACACCGGCTTTCATCGCTTCAAGAAGTACAGCTATGGTCTCAGGGTCATCCATGACAACATCGCTGTCCATGCCTACGAAAACTTCATCGGTGCCGAACTCCAAAGCGCTAATCCAGTTGTTTACGTTATTCAGTCTTGGAGTCTGGCCCTGCTCCCGGCTTATCGGCACAAGACAGCACTCCACCGATTGACAGGCAATGCCCTCCAATACCTTGTGAGGTATTGTCTGGCCCTGTTTATGCACCGTGAAGATCTTTATCATTTTGTTAACCCGCATAAAACTGCAGCCATCTGGTGCAGCCGTTAACTCGTATCTTTATATATCCTGCAGGAGAACCACCGGAAGTTTCTGCGGAAAGGCTACAGCCAAAACCACAACCGCCTGCACCGTGAAAATCTATAAACGCCCCCGAACCCCACGATTCCTCCAGTCCCAGCAGGGCATAATTCGCCGAACAGCATATTCTTGCCGTCGCCAGGATTTCCGTATCCCCGTACAATGCTATACCGCATGCGTCAAAGCTGATATTGCCGTTATCCGCCTGTAATTCGATGAGCCCTGCGGAACCGGCCATCAAGTGTATATCACCACACAACTGACTACCCATCCCGGCATAGAGAAAGATGTTCCCTCCCCTGTCGTAACAGCTTCCCGCCCTCAGGATTACGTCGTCACAAGTGACCTGACAAACGCCGATCTCCAGGTTGCCGACCCTTGAAGCAATCGCATTGCCGACAATATCAAGATTGCCAATCGCCGCGCTGCCCGCCGTCAGCTTCTTGCCGCCCAGACTCAGATCGCCCTGCATCGTCTGGCTGGCGGTACTCGTCAACCGAAGGTATTGCAGGTGAGCGTCATCTTCCCCGCGCCCGCCCAATACGCTGTGATGTCGAATCGCCTTGACTGTCATAAGTAATTCCCCTGACCCTTAACCTTTACCTCATACGAGTGTCCGTCAGACCTCCTCAGTCCATATCCCGTATTTGCTTGCAACCACCCAGTCACCGTTGGCATCCGCGACCATCGTTATGCACTCACCAACAGCATCCGCCCACTTATATTTGTCCGGAGTCTGACCACTGTTATCCCGAATCGCCGCCGTGCCGGGATCCACACGAAGTGCCTGCGCTTCCTGCACACAGAATGTAAACCGCGTTCCCGCAGACGCACCTGCTGGCAGTGTCAGCATCACCACGCCCGTCGCCCCGCGGTTGGTATGGATACTGCCCGACTCCGCTTCGACCAGCGCATCGTCGGCGGTGTGTGCAACGACTGCCACGCCTCCGGCGGAGACCGTAGGCACGGCGATACTGTGATGGTCCCTGGCATCCGTAATCGAGACAATATCTCCGCCCGCCGTGGAAACAACGGCCAGGCGCACATGCCTCACTGCCGCCATATCCGGCCATGCCGTATACTCACCCGTTACCAGACCGCCGCCGGAATCCAGATACACGTAGATCGCCGCCTTGTCGTCCGCCAGTAGATTGCCCGTCGAACCAGCGTATGAAACCAGCGCCGTGCCGACCCAGTACCTGCCCGCCTTTACGCCGATGTTCAGCCCGCCTTCGTCATACACCCGCAGGTCATTGCCCCGCCGACATGCCGCAAGCAGCCGGTACAACAGCTTCCTGAAATGCAGATAGTACGGCGCAGTCCCCGTAGGGATATACTCCACGCCGGTTTCGGCATCGCTCAAAAGCGCCAGCAGGTCATTATCACTCGGATACACTTCCGCCATGATTCACCTCAAACATAAGACTGGGGGTGGGCCATAGACCCACCCCCTGCTACTCCACTACTTCGCTTCTCAGCTACTCAACTACTCGGCTCACGAATCCAGCGCGACCCGCGTATCACACGAAATAACCGCAAAGTCCTCACTGTTGAACTTCGCCTTGGTGAATCCGTAGATGCTCGACACCTCACAGCCGAACTGACTGTCGTACTCGAAGATCTTCTCGACCCAGCGGACCTTGCGCCCGTAGGCCAGGATTCCCGCCTGTGCCCCGCAGAACAACCCTCTCGCCACGGTTATCCCGTTGCCGCACGGGTCGCCCGACTCAAAGTACGTGCCCGGGTCGGTCCCCACACCATCGCCGGTGCGAAGCTCGATCTTGTCATACTCATGCACGATAATCCCATCCCACACGCCCGAAGCGCCGGAAAACAGCGGATTGCTCTCACCGCGGACATTGGCATGCCTCTGGGCGTTGAGCCACGCGTCGTCATGCTTGAGGGCCTTGATCTGCCAGGGACTGGCGAAGTAGACAAACCACTTCTTGCCCCCGATCACAATCGGCCTCATCTTGCTGTAGGATGACCCGCCATCCTTCTGGGCAGCACGCTTCAGATGGCTCAGCACCTGCGTCCCAAAGAGATGCCCGTCGCCCGTGGCGTTGATCGCCGCGTCATTGGCCACCACCGTCACCCCGACCGTCCCGTCCAGCTTCTGACCGCCGTAGAACTTCCGGTTCGCGGTAGGCGAAGACAGCGGGACAGTCCCCACCGAATTAGCCAGACCGGACAATCCCGTCAGGACATCCGTGTCCCGCGTCTCGGCCAGCCACAGCGCCAGCGCATCCTTCGCTTCGTTTCGCAGCCGGATCTTCGTCCTCTGCTCGGTCATCTCGCCGTCCAGACGCACCGACTCCTTCCGCTTGTGGATCGTCGTCTGACAGTTATAGAACGTCAGAGCCTTCTCCTGACCTTCACTCGCCTCGTCGTCGACCTTGCCGTCACTGATGAGCCTCGCCCTCAGCGGCGTATTTATCCGGTCGCCCTTGTTCTTGGTCAGGTCCGTATTGATCTGGATCAGTGAATTGCTCGACTCACCCACGAACCTGCCGTCATTGAAATAGGCATCCTTCTCCGCCTGCCGCCAGGTCTTTTCACCCCAGACCTCTTCGACGGACGCCGAATGACTGCCGCCTCTTACAAATACCGTATTTGCCATTTTTTTTACCTTACTTTTTCCTGATTCAATTCCATTGAGAATTAGCGCGGGATTCTTCGCAAGGACAAGGCGTCTGCCGGTCGCCGCACGGAGGCGTAGTGATCTACGTTGAGTACGTGCGATCCGGCGGAACAACGCAGTAATTGCGTAAAATAACCGCTAATTCAACGACTCCGCTAACCTGTCGAGTTCCTCTTCCGACATTCGGCCCACGTCTTCGGCGGTCGTACTCACCTGCCCGCCGCCTGTCGCTGGCACCCGGCCCGTTAACTTGATCTTTTCCAGCAGCTTCGACGTCCGGAAAGTTTCGGCCTTTTCGCGCAGTTCAGGACTCAGCATCACACACCGCCGGTACTTTTCCGCAGCCGGGTCCTTCGCCTGCCGGATGGCCAGCCTGTCCCCTTCGGTAAGACTGCGCTCCCCCGCGGCGATCACCGACTCGTAGTCCAGCCCTTCGCCGCATCTTTCGGCGGTGTACTCCTTTACCGCGGCCTCTCTGCTCTGAAGCTCTCGCACGGCAAAGGCGGCGTCGGCGTCGGCCTTTCGCTCTTCGGCCATCAGCCGCCGAAACTCGGAGACCGTCATCGGCCTGTCGTCATCAGGAGACTTTCCTGCGTTATCCCCCGCAGTTGGGGTATTGTCCTGATTCATACCTGCCTCCATCTCGGAGAGCTTCCGTTCCAGTTCCTGCCGCTTCTTGACCTCGGCCTGCTTGTCGGCCAACAACCCGCTGAACTGCTCTTCGCTGTACGTCCTGGGCTCTGCCTTCTCTTCATTGACATCATTTGTTTCCGCTGCTTCTACTTCACTCATACTGAACGCTCCCTTGAATTACCGGGCCAAAGTAGCCCTTCACCTGCAATCATACCCCTGCAGTAAGGGTCACCGACCGACACTCCCCTGCGGCCGTCTCAGGGTATTTACATGATCAGCCGTCGCAACCAGCCGACCCTTGCCATTGTCCTTATCCGTCTTCTTCCTCCTGCTCGATTCCGTACTGCTGTCCCTTCCACCGGCCCCAATGCCCTGCAGTATCTTCTCCTTGTTCAACAGATCGCTGTTTTCCACCACGACCTGTGCCGGTATCTGTTCCGGGTACATCCTGGCGATCTCAAGGATGCTCATGAAGTTGGCATACCGCGCCGTCGGAGAAGTCGAGGACGATTCGATCCTGATCCCGTACTTTCCCACCTTCCGCGACCGCAATAGCTCAAGTTCTCTCTGCCCCAGCTTCTCCGACGCAATCGCCCTGATCTCTCCGTCACTGTAGACATCCGTAAACCGGACCATATCCACCAGGCCCAGGGCCAGCAGCTTCTGCGTCCGGCTGAAGTTGTCGAACACCACCTCCACCACCTTCATCCCCTGCGCCTGCCTCAATTCAATCGCCTTGCCCGACTCTAAAATCCCCTCCATCACATGGCCCAACAGGTCCGGGTTTGCGCCGCTGATTTCCTTCATATCGTCTGCGCTCATCTTCGCCGCGGTGATGTGCCCCTCCGACAGCGGCGCAGGCTCTATTCGCTCGATCTTCCCGCCCGCCTTTGACTCATCCAGCACCACTCCCGGCGTCGAGCCGTGTTTTGCAAGGTGCCGGTCGTAATTGTTGAGCACCTTTTTCACCTTGAAGCCGGAGTTCGCCGTCTGGTTGAGGTTATGCAGCGCCTGCGACCGGCGTTTGTTCACCTCCTGCTGCGGCCCTGCAAGGTTCTGCACCACGCCCATCACATACCCATCCACCCAGTACGGACAGAACCGGTAGTACGGAAACGTCGTCGCGCCCGAGTACGGGTCCCGCACGTCCTCCAGCACCATATTGCCCGCCGTCACCGTCTTATTCAGCACGGGCGCTACCCATTCCTTCACCGTCCATCGCCCGCTCTGAGCAGCAATAGCCGCGGCTAATTGTGCCTGCGACGGGTCGACCACCCGCATCGCGCCGGTGCCTGCATTGATAAGGACAATGCGTTTTTCAAAACCCTTCCACCAGCACTCCCGCACCCGGTATCGAAGCACCCCAACACCCGCATCGGCATTTCCCGTCACATCACCCGACGCCGGATCGACATTGAGTCCGCCTGCGTCAATATCCACCACCTTGTCCGGCCAGTTGAATCTGACCGCCTCTTTATCCATCCAGTGGTCCCGGATAACAAACCGCCCCGAGCGGTTCAGGTCGTACTCCTTCGCGTCCGGGTCCTCACGCATATCAAATGGCGACACCTTCGACACCCTGATATCTCCGCTCACCGGATCGTCGCTGTAGTCCACCTCTACCCCCAGCCAGCCCTTGTTGCCTATAAGCCCGTCCAGGAAGCAGTCGGCTATCTCAAAGTCGGCGTCGTTTACGTCCATGCAGTGCCGCACCGTCTCGGTAAACACCTCGGCCAGTTTGGCAAGCCCCCCTTTTCGAGCAACGACGGTCACATCCTGCCTGCCCTGCCTCTGTATACCGGCTAACAGGTTGACAATCGGCAGGATAAGATTGATGGTCAAGGCAGGTCTCTTCTCCGCCGCTAATTTGGTCAAGTCCGCCGCCTCCCACTGGTTGCCCACGTAGAAGTTGAACCCGGTCTGCATGCGGTCCCGCTCATCACGCAGCCCACTTTCGGCCAGACGCCAGAAATCGCGCACCATATTGAGCTTATCCGCCTCAGTCATCACAGGGCTCTCCATACACCTGCTTACGTGCCTGAAGGCACTCCGCGTGCTTCCAGTAATCACGAACCAGATTCAATTTTTCAACTTCCGCCATCTACTCGTCTTCTCGACTACTTGTCTACTTCGCTTCTTCACTACTTCACTTCTCCACTCCTTCCACATCACATCGCCATGGCAGAGTACCTCCCGCCGTAGATACTCTCTTCTCCAAACGCCTCATAACTATCCCTCCCGCCGACCAGTTCACCATCCACAAACTGCAGGGCATACAGTCCGTTCACGTACGCATCCGCCCGGTCGGGACTCCGGCCTAATCGCTGCTTGATGTCGGCCTTGGACTCGATCAGGATGCGTCCGTTTCGAAACTCGTATGTCGGCGTGGCAAGCTGGCCCCGCAACTGCGGCTCGACGTTTTTCAACTCCACGTCGCCGTCGGCGAACATATCCGCCGCCCCGCACCATATCTCCGAGCGGAGGTTATAGTATTTCTCCGGCTCCGCCGACCTGCCCGCGTTGTCGATACCCAGCACCTCATCGCCCATCTCGATCAGCCGGTCGACCACCCCGGCCCCCACCCCGCACACATCCACCACCACCAGGCAACCGTCATGCTTATGCGAAAGAACATGTAGTACATTAGCGGTGTGCATAAGACCCTTCTGACCATAGACAACGGCCTCCTTTATCTCCGTGTTCTCCATATAGTAGATGACCGTCTCGTCATCCCCGTACCTCGCCGGGTCACACGTAATCAGCCGCTTCACCGCCGGCGGGTACAGCGTAACCCTGCCCGCGTTGACCACCCACTCATCCTTTATCACCTGACTGAACCCACCCAGACAGTCCCATGACCCCTCCAGATACGCCTTCAAGAGTTCGGGGCGGTTGCGAAACGAGTCCTTCAGCACCGCGATATACTCGGGCCCCAGATAATGATTGTCCGTCGACAGCGCCTGTATGAACAATCGCCCCGGCGTCGGGTTCAGGATGAACTCATCCTTGAGGAACGATGGCGCTGGGTTCGCCGTAAACAGCCCCTTGCCCGGCACCTTCACATCGTTGATTATCAGCCGAAATGTCGCCCGAAGCTCACCAATCTGCTCGGCATCTATCTCCTCTGCCTGATCCAGAAAGAAGAACGCATATTCCGCCGAGTTGAACTTGTTGACGATCTCCGTGTTATCCAGCCCTCCGGTAAGAATTTTGACGCGGTCGCAGATAATGATCTCCGCGGGCTTGCCCTTGATCTCGTACATATCCTCAGGTATGAACCGCTTCCACGTCTCAAGTGTGGTGTTCGTAAAGTCCACCCCGCGCTTCCGTCCCATGAACCCCACAGGCACAGGATGCTTCCGCGGCCCTATATCGCACAGCTTGATGATATCGAGCGCCTTGCCAAAGCACCACATGCACCCGAAGACGCTCTTGCCCCCGCCTTTTGCGCCTCCGTAGAGCACCTCCTTCACATCCTGCCTGCGAAGCGCATCCCACGCCAATGTCTGCTTGGCGGTCAGCTCCGGGTCGAATACAAAATTATCCGCGTCAATCGTCACAGGCGGCCTCCGCAGTCTCTCTGTCCGGATAGGTCTTGCGAACGATCATCGTAAACGGCAGCCCGCCCACACCAACGTTCTCCGTCGTCCCTCCCTCAGCCAACTGCACGCGATGCGCATAGTCCTTTGCTATCCGGTTGACGCGGTCGATCTCTTCGGCGGCCCTGGTTTCGTCCAGCCCTTCCAGATACTCCAGCACCCGCTTATCAGCCAAACCCCGTATCCGGCAGAGTCGGCGATGGTGTTCCTCTTCACGAATCCGCTTGATGTCCTCGTACTTTTCGGGCCTCCGTCTCATCCGCGCATACACATAGCTTTCGGATTTGCTTAATTCAGCGGCGATCTCGCATACCGCCCGCCCCGCCTCATACTCGGCGAATATCCATTCAGTCTCAAACCCCCGTTCGGCTGGTTCTTTTGCCCGACTGCTGCGTTCCAGGTCCTTCTTGTTTTGCCCGTCTTCGATCATTCACGCATTCCCAAAATGCTCGACTACTCGTCTACCCAACTACCTGTCCCGGCGCGCCGGGGCTCGACTCCTCGCCTACCATTATCCTACACCCTAACAACGCCCCTGTTCAACAAAATATTTCCATAAAGTGTTACTGATAAAGCACTTACGCCAACGCAACAAAGCGACATGACACGCCACCCAGTGCCCCGAAACGCCCCCCGCACCGCAAAAAAAACTGCAAAAAAACCCGTGAAACCAACATCTTCGCTTGAGCCGCGACAGCACACCAAGAAACATGGCCACCGACATATATAAAAAAACACTACCTTTTTTTGCTTGACAGTCTTCTCACTGGCAGCTACAATTATGGTATCATAGAGGCATCACCCGGGGACGAGGGCTAACAGGAGAGGAACGGAAATGGGAGCGGCTACTTCAAATAGAAGATTTGGTTTCTGTAGGAGATGCACTATGAAGAACGGTGGAATACTGAGAGCAACCAGCTTTGTCTTTCTCATTCACCTCCTCTGCTCCTTTTGTTCAGCAGTGGTCATTACCGATGTCCGAATCTCGCCCGAGAATCCGGCTATCGACGACATCATTACCGTTGAGAGCAAGGGAAGTATACCGGGAGGCACACTTATTTTCGACGAGGGTGTTTTCACCCAAGATGAATTCGCCCTTAGACTAGATTTATATTTTACCGGTGGATTTGGGCCTCAGATTCCGCAACCATGGTTTCACAATAATGAGATTGGCATGTTGGCTCAAGGCAATTACGATTTGTCTGTGCAAGCATACTGGAGAACCGGCACCGCCGATTATGTTATACACGATACTTATTCAACTGGTTTTGAAGTCGTTCCAGAACCAGCGACCGTGCTGCTGCTGTTGAGCGGCG